TTAGTTAGTTAATTTTTCTTCGAACGCAAAACACCAGTTATGTAGCATCCACGTTCCGTCAGTTGATAAGTCTGTACAACTATCTCGTAGACAACCTCTCGCACCTTTTGTCGGTCCTGAATTGCCTCCAATACCGTTATCAAACGCATAAGTAATGGAAGCCCCATCAGGGATATCATCACTTGTTGTGATGACAACCTTATTATTTTCTGCGTCTAATGCCACTTTAGAAATAGTGACTCCATTTCCGTTATAAAGATAGAAACCGTAATTGCCTGGTTCTGTTACTTTTATTGTGTCAAATACTAACGGCGGATTTGGCACATTAAACGTAATATCTACCGTTCTCGTTCCACTTTTATGGCATTTGATTGGACGTAGCCCGAGCCAATCCTCCCCCTTATCTACCACTAAATGTTTTACCTTGGCGTAATAGTCGCCAAGAATATCAGCAGACTTGCCGTCGATATGAATACCATCTGTACAGTTAAACATATATTTAGGTGTTACTGCGAAAATACGCGGATGTTCGGCACTTGCTTTAAGTTGTAAGAATGGCGTTGTATATAAATGCCGTTCTGATAAATTAGGATAATAATTAGCGGCACCTGCAGTCTGACACATCAGCATGACCGGCTTTTCATTTTGTCCTGTGATCGTCTGAATTTCTTTTGTATAACTATCTAACCAATCCGCTAGGTTTTTATCGTAGTTTGTATTTCGCTCTTTACCATCTTGTTCACCATGAATTACAAGCATAGCTTTATAACTTGTCTTGTACGGAGTATTTTGTATAAACTGCATAGCTGTTATTACTTTTTCATAAGCTCCGCTTTCACCACCTTTAATCAATGAAGCATAGTTACGCCCGCCTTTTCCCGATCCGAAGACAATAATAGGTTTATCTTTTTTCTCTAGCACTGCTTTACCAAAATTAGACATTATTGTTTCATAATATCGCTCTTGAAGTTTAATAATGCCTCGTATATTCTCCGACCACTCTTTATGCCACATAGGACCGGTGGAAATTGTAAAGGCATTTTCTGGTATTGCGGCAGTGTTTATTGCTGGATTATTCATGCTTACAGCAAGTGATTGCCCAGTTAAGAAGTATCCGTCAATATCGCAAGGCTCAAAGACTTGTGATGTCTCGCCATCACGCCATTCGTATGTTAGGAATAAGCCACGGCGTGGAGCAACATAACGCACCGCTGAACCTGACATCTCGCAAGCAACCACATCACCACGTTGTGTAATTTGCGTAGTAACGGAACCTTTTTGTAGATATACATCACCATTCTGTAAAAAGCAGATGCCAGCGTCAGAAACAATGCCAGCAGGTACATATTTTTCACCCGTAACTAATGATTGCTCGGAAACTTTATAATTACTGTCGGTCTGGACAAATGCCTGTGTAGATGTAAACCCTTCTCGTTTATCCGAGGCAACAAATTCCGCCGTTGCGGTATTGAACCCCATCAACAATCGATCTTGATTATCAGTGACTCCCCACCCAGGAAAACCTGACTCACGTTGTTCGGCTGATGGTTGGTAGAAATCCCCTCGTTCCGTTATGCCAATGGCAATTTTATCTTTGTTATCCGTCCACGCCTGAGCTAAAGATATCTGGCTTTCATATAAATTAACATTGACCACTGACCGCGCAACATCTGCTAATTTTTTATCAAATTCCGCCGATTGCGCTTCTGTTTTATCGATAGATTTAACCCACTCTCCATTTAATCGAATATAAAGGTCACCATTAGTCAGTTGAGCAATTGTGCCGTCAGGTTTACTCTGATCCAATTGCATTGATGAGTAATCTAAGTACCCAATAGCCCCGCTTTTAATATTGCTATCTAATTGAATAATTAACTTATTCAATTTCTCAAAAGCGACTCGGGCTGAATCACCTTTTCCATCATTGGCATATCGTCCAATGTTTACTAAATGTTGTTCTGCAATAGCCATAAAAATTCCAATAAAAAAGCACTCTTTCGAGTGCCTGTGTTAAATTAAATAATGACGGAACCAGCGAAGATTCTATCTGATTCGTTCCCTGCCGTATCTACTGATGATATCCAGTAGTATGACGTACTTTCTATAACATCCGAATGAGAGTTATAACTCCCCTTATCTACTTTGATTTTTACTACCTCCACTGCTTGTTCAGCATCATTCTCTGCGCTCCGATAAATGATATTATGATTAAAATCATGATTAGTTGGGGCGCGCCAACGCAGTACTGCTTCTCCAGCATTGTTGGATACGCTGATATAAGTCGGAGGTTCTGGCGGAGTTGAGATTGTCTTGATCTCAACCAAATCACTTGTGATTTGATCAGAACTATAAAACCCTAGATACTTTGAAACTTTCACTCGATATAGATAAGGCACATCTTCTGAGTTTAATTCTTGGCTTAATTCCGTTTCTGTGGTTTTAAAACTTCGAAAAGTCTGATAAGACGTACTATTCTTATTCCTTCTTTCAACGATCACTTTGTAATAATAAGTGATTCTCTCGTTTTCTGGTTTCTCCCATTTTATAGACAAATAAGGCTTGCTATATTTAGGTTCGCCGCTGATGACTAGATTTTTAACCGGTTCGGGCTTACCATCGTCCGATATTGGTTTTTTAGTCGGTTCAATTAATTTTTCATCTTCATTGTGATCCCAATAATAAAACTCCGGTCGCTCAGAGCTGAGAGTTAAATCAATACCTCCACCTTCGGCGAAAGAAAACTCAGTGACTCTAAATGTTGTGCCAACTTGAAATATTTCAGGAATATTCAACTCTACAACATCCCACAATCTGATGGATAGTGCAGCCCAATTGCAATTTAAATTTACTGTAATTGTATTATTCCCTTTTACTAACTTAATTTTCGCTAAACGCTGAGCTATTGCGCCATTCGTTGTGTAAGGTAGTTTGATATCTTGCTTAATTTCCTCCCCTTGATACCGTTTGATATAACTATCATCTCTTTGCGGCGGAAAATCCGTTTCGTTCCAATTATGCGCAGGATCAATATACGAACCTGATACAATATTGAATAACTCGTTTCGACTCGGCTTCATTCTTACCGTTGGAGCTTCACGTAACATTTCCGAAGTAATTGTTAATGATGGATAATCATACGCACCTGCATAAAACCGGTATTTTCCTTGCGAAAATACTAAATTACCATGACAAGATAACTGCATTTCTTCAATAATTTTCGATGGTGCCGCAGACATATCAATAACGCCATCAAGGGTATATCGTTTTACGAACCCTGCTTTCCCATTCAGCTCATATCTGCCATCCTTACTAGGCACTTCTTCATCGCATATGTTTGCTGCGGTGATGAAAGAATCAAAATCGATCAGGTCATTGGGCACATCCTTTCCTTCTTTTGATCTTAACCAATCTAAAATACATAACGCCGGATTGTTGGAGTGAACCATTTGTCTGATTCGAGGATCATAGACTGGGCGACCTTTAATCAAGAACGAGATGTTAGGTACACCGCTTTGAAAAACCTCAGAATCATATTTAAGTCTGACATAGGCATAAGATACGCCATTTAACGTATGTGCTTCCGTCCATTCGCCGTTTTTCTTATTAACTAATCCCAACATTGCCGATTGCTCTTTATATCCCTTCCGGTAATACATAGATACCAATCCATCAAATTTAGGATCGTCGGTCTTATCGTCATTAATCCAAAAAATAGAATCAATCTCGTGAATCCTACCGTGTGCTAATGCGATAATCATATCTAGATATTTATTCTCTTTATCTGACACAGAGGCATATAACAAAGCTCCACTTGAACGCACTGTCCCATAAATAATTCGCCGAGCGGACGCTGATTCTTTTATGGTTCGCTTGAGTTCTTGTTGTGGTATGCTGGGCGGTTTTGCCTGTGTTAATTTATTGCCTACCGTCGTAATAGCAAAAGCAGCAACCATCCCAAGAGTTGTAGCACCTATTACACCAATTGCGGCAATAACAGCCGCCGAAGTAGCAATAGATGCCGCAGCAACAGCCGCAATAACAGGAATTACCGCTGGCATATTAAATCTCCCAACATTTTAGCCACTTATCTCTATTGACAGGAACAGGCCCATTCTTGCCTGTAGCTAACGCTACATTACCCACGCAAATAGCTAAAGCTTGATAATTAAAAACAGGATCATCACTTTTAATCATTAGTAAATCTCCTCTCTTCGCTTTAAGGACAGACACAGACTGCTTGCCCGTTAGATATTGAGCAACACCGGAAATACCCCCTAACTCACGCAAGACAGAGAGTGCATCTCTTAATGAATTGTAGTTCGGAATTTCCGGAATATTTTCGATGCTTAATGCGACAAGACAATTTCTTGCGAATTGACAACAATCCAAAGTACCTAATAAAAAAGGCTGGTTTTGATGTCTTTCGATAACATCCACCAGCCTTTTCTCCCAATCTAAATACCGCATTATCCTCGTCCCCATATTAATTCCATATCGGCAACAGCAGAAACAAACTCAAAACCTCTATCATTAGGATATTCCGCCACCTGATCCTCATTTGTAAAACGCCTAACTTTTGCTCTTTGCCAGTCAATGAATAAACTCTCTACCGCTAATTCAATCTCTGTAGTTTTTCCAACTTTCAGTAATTGTGTATCCATTCTTCCCACAAAAATAACAATAGGTTTCCCGATTAGTTGATGATTTTCATTTAAAAAACCCATCCAAATTTTTGCTATTCTGCCTTGGATATCTTGCTTGAGCAAATAATCCGTTTTCACACTAGGGATACCGCTTATAGCGATCGTGATACCATAGCTTTTCTGCTCAGCACCTTCAGTAATCATACTCATAGCACCCAGTTCACCGGCACCGGTAAAAGTATACCCATCAATAACCACATCAAAAGGCAGGAATGATAAACGAACTATCCCGTCCGGATAGTCCAATTCAACGGCTGAAAAAGGTCTAAGTAGATCCTTTTTGCTCTCAGCTTTTGAAACACTATCTAAATCTCTCATTAATCAATCCTTAATGGTCTAGCTTGAATTGCTTCGATCGATACTTCTCCTTTTTTATACAATAGATTCGAAATGCGTCCTTGCTCATCGTCAGATAACATAAAAACTGCACTTGGGCGTGCGGTATGAATCGGAGCATTATCAATCGATATATCGCGCAATGGTGGCTCAATGGTGGCTCAATGGAAATTTGAACGGTATTATCCGACAATGAAAAACAATCGTCTGTGACAATCCCTAAATATCGGTAACCATTTGTTAAATCAAAAGAGATATATTGACCAGCTTTTAACACTAATTCACCAAAAGACTTATTCGATTCAACTTTAAGAGTAGTAGGATTAACAACTGATAAGGTTCTTAATGGAGATATTCGATATTGATGTTCCGAATCGGCAGTAATATCTAGTGATGTTGAAAACCAATCATCTTCATCTGCTGTTACGGATAAATCAACAATTCGTGGTGTTTCTGATTCGCCAAAGCTTGGTATAAACTTAGGGCAAAACTCAGCAGGAAAATAAAATCTGCCTGCTGAACCACGTAATTTTGCTATAAAAGCTCTAAAAATTCTCTTTTTATCCTCATTATTTAAATAAAAATCCGCTTTAAATGTCCAAACAGCACCTGGCATTTCTTGGGTCTGAGTGGTATTTGAAAACGGATTAGTAAATGTTGTTGTATGAGCCTTTAAGAAAAAACTCGCTGACTTTGGGCGAATGTTTTCAGGAAATTTAATAATTTTTGCCATTATGCAACTCCAAAATCTTTGCCGAATTGCCCACCTCGTCTAATTTGGTTTCGAATTTCAGCAATAGTTTCTCTTTTATTTTGCTTCAGTAAATCAGAAATACGTTGTTCCACTCCATGATCAGCACCACGAGCGTCAATGGTATAATGCTGAGTAAGTTGAATACTTGAGGACTGCTTTTGTGCTGATATCTGCGTTGGCACACTTGGTAAACGAGGAACTGCTACACCGCCACCGCTAGAAAATCCACGCTTGCCGTAGTTAAGATGATTAAGGAAATCTAAACCTAGTCGAGCAGTGGCCTCTTTAGTGATAACGTATTCCCCGCGATGTACTAATCCTGCTGGAACGTATTTACCGCCATCACCTGTGTAACCACCTCGACTAAATCCACCTAACATCACTTTCGGCATACCAACTGACCCAATTAAACCACCTTGAGCTGCAGAAGATACCGGGATACCAAGAAAATTACCGAACGACGTGCCTCTAAGAGAGTTTTCAAGAGCCTTGAATAATGTCATCTTGATAATCATATTCGAAATATCACGAATGATTGATTCAGCCATAGATTTAAAATCCGCTTTACCGGTCATCACAAAATCAGTCATTGCATCTGCCATTCCGTTAAACGCATTTTCTGTAATATTGGCGACATTAGCAGCGACATTGCTGACATCGGCTTCAATATTATTCCAACCTTGTTTAATTCCCTCTTCCCAGCTACCTCTAGCTTCTTCTGCCTGAGCCTGAATTTCTGCTCGGCGTTTTTTAAGTGCTTCAATTTCTTTCTCTAATAAGGCAATATTCTCCTTAGACATACCAACCTTAAGACGTGCAGCCTCAAGATCTAACTCGTGGTTATACTGTATTAACTCTTGCTCTTGGCGGGTTTTACCGAGCAAGGTTAATTCAAACTCCATTGCTTTGAGTTTCTCACCATTACTGAAGCTAAATTGTGCAATTGCTACTTTTTGTTGAGCTTCATCAATCTGCGCTGCCATTTCTTGTAATTTTTTAACGCCGTCAGTACCGTAAGCACTATATTTTTCTGCGTTTTCCGCAATATCTTCCGTTAATTTCTTAACCTCTTGATATTGTGACGTTTGACCGAAAAGAGCAATATCCGCTGTTTCTGCTTTTAATCCAGCCAATTTCTGCGACATATTCGTTACTTGATCTAAATAATCTTCACGATTTTTCTGAGCATCACTAGCTTCTTTTTTTGCAGATACTGCCGATTTATCCTTAGATATTTTCTTCGGTTTACCACCATTAGATTTACTGTCTTTATTTCCAAACATAATTTCAGCTTGTTTCATTAGCTCATCATAACCGACGGTAGAACTATTAAAACCTTGCTGTTTAAGATAAATTTCCGCTTGTCCTTTAATATCTCCTTTGTTACGAGCAGTAACCATTGCATTATCATCTTTTAAGCGTTCATAAAATTTCTGCGTTTTTTCATCCATTTGTGGAGCTAATACCATAGGTGTATTTTTTAACGCCATTGCATCTCGTGCAGCATGCGAAAAAACATAGAGATCTTTGGCACTACTGCGAGCTTCTGCTCCCACATTAAAAATTTTATCCGCCATTGTCATTAGAGGACTTTGGGCATTAGCAGCGGTATTTGCCGCTAACAACATCGAACTGTCAAAATCTCGGGTTTTACCGTCAGTATCAAATAGGGTAATGCCTAGATTATCAGCAGCGGTACGAAGTTCATTATCAACAATAGTCGCTAAACGTTGAGCTGTATCAGCAGCCGTTTGATTTACATTAGTAAGTTTTTGTTGAATACTTTGCTCTTCCTCTCTTGCTGCATTTAATTCTCGAGTAAGCTGCGTGATTCTTCGGGTATTATCAATTCGAGTTTCAAAACTGTGATCGTCTTCAATTATGATAAATTTAGGCGTGTTTTCGATCTCTTTTTTCAAATCCTGAATTTTTCGTTGGGCTTTACTTAGCTGTCTTTCAAGTTCTTCCGCAGATACGGCTAACTTATCGTTCATTGCCGTCAATGAGATACTATTCATTGATTTAATTTGCTCTTTGACGACTTCAAGATTATTAGCAAATTCTAGGGCTTTTTGTCGTGATTGCTCTATATTGTTATACCATTCATAAATCCCCATTCCAACCGCACCAACAATCATCAATGGGTTTGCTGCTAAAAATCCAAATAAAGCTGAACCAGCCCCTTTTGCAGCATTGAAGCCAACACTAAGTAAATTGGCTGAACTAGCTGCGGCAGCTATTGCAGTCCTTGCACTTGTTGCTGCTACATTCATTGAATTAAATGCGGTGACTGCACCTTGTTTGGCAACATTATAACGAAGTTGAGCAGCTGTTAAATTATCAATAGCGATTTGTTCTTGTCGAGCAAGCGTAATGGCTTGAACTTTAAGGCGATTTCTGCCCTCTTCGGTTGTCATCAACTTCAACTGATGAGAATTGCCAGCAATTTGTTGAGCAATTTTAGTACGTTCAGCGGTCGCAGTTTGAAGAACATTTTTAGCTACATTCGCCTCAGCCGTTGCTTGATGATATAAAGCCGTTGTTTGTCGTTCTACGGCTACTAATTCCGCTGTCTCAGCAGTTAATTTGGTTTTGTTCGCATTTAAGCGATGTTGAGTTTGACTCAGATAATATGCTGCATACCCAGCCGCTGCTACTTTAGCAGAGGTTGCAACAAGATCTAAATTATTCGCTACTGCACTGATAACCTCCGCAGTAATTTTAGATACTCCAATAGAGTTTTCTAGTTCTCCAACCCATTTCTGTGTAGCAGTTTGTAAATTCTGCATTGCCCCACTGACTGTGGTTGCCGTTTTGCTGTACAACTCATCCACTGAGGCTTTCGATTTTTCTAAGGCTTGGATCATCTTGTCAGAAGTCAGTTTGCCATCATCTGACATCTGTTTTAGCTCACCCATTGTTACCCCTAAACCACGAGCGATTGCCTGCATTACCGCTGGCGTTTGGGTCATAATCGAGTTGTATTCTTGGGCTCGCATTTTACCCATTAACAAAGTTTGGCTAAATTGGGTAAGGGCATTTTGAGCTTCTGACGCACTTGCCCCTGAAATTAATACGGCTTTTGAGATGGTTTCAGTAACACTGGCGGCTTGCTGCTGATTGATACCTAACTCTTTGGCATTTTGGGAAAAAGAAGCGTAGATAGCAGAAACCGCTTGGGTAGATTGAGCGGTTTTCATCGAAATATCATAGACCGATGCCATCGCTCGGGCGTGCTGAATTTCATCATCAGTAACCAATTTAAGTTTATTAGAAAGCTCGGTACTTTTATCCGCAAGCTGAATAAATTCACGCCCTGCTGTTTGAGCATAACCGCCAATCGTATCCCAAAACTGAAAATTACTATTTCTATTGATGTTGTTAGCTGCTTTCTCAATGTTGTTGAGATATGTTGTTGTGCGATCAGCAAACTGACGAGCAGAATGTCTCGCTTTATCCATATCTACCGTAAAATTTCTCACGAATCTCTGGGTTTGATGGTCTGATTTGGATAAAGCTTGCTGGAATTTAACCGTATCAAGCGATAGCTGGATATTTAATGAACCCAAAGAACTCATTGCAACTCCCCATAAAAAAAGCCTGCATCAAGCAGGCTTCTAAAAATAAACTATTTGAATTTAACGAAATAAACGCTCAAAAAATTCCAAAACTCTTACAAATGACTTAGTTATAGCTAATAACGCAAAATAAACAATAATGCCAATCCCTAAACTATAAAAAGCAGCTTCTAATTTCGATAACCCAGCAGGAAACGGATGAGGGATATTATAATGTGTAGAAACATAAATAATAGAAAAGAGAATGGCTACGCTGCTACAAATTAGCAAAGCCATTGCAAACATTCCTTTTAATCCCCATTTAAATGTAGCGATAATATCTTTCATTGTTGCAATCATATATATTCTCCTTATATAAAATCATACTTTCTATATATAGGCAAAAAATTAAAATTTCAAATGATTTTGCTACCTTTTCGCCAAATAATCCGCCACACCGTCATCTTCCTCTTCCTCTTCTTCACGCTCATTCCTAAAAAACGGCATAAAGTCGTTCAATTCAGGTTTTGCATCTTTGGCGCTATTAACCACCGCCAACATATAAGCAATTTGCGCATTACGGTAATCATCTGAAAGCGTAACTTTATCTGACGATACTGAAGCAACTGGATATAAACCGTTTAAAGCACCTAAACCTTCGATTTCGATCATGTCGCCTTTGACAAAGCCTGATGTTGCAATGGTTAAAATGCCTTTACTGATATCAACAGCGGTAATTGCTTTACCTGCTTCCTTACCAACTTGATATCGGAATTTAGTTTGTTGGAATGGGGTGGTTTGTGTTGCCATTAATCAGCTCCTGTTGTACGTTCATAGTTAATTTCAAATTGGATAATAATTGCAATATGCCAAGTCGAATGTTGTTCATCTTGGTCATAGGTATATCCGGATAATTGCATTGCAGAAAGATTTTTAAATTCAACCTCTTGTAATACATCTACAACATTTTGTAGCCGTTTTATCTAAACGTGTTTCTGCATCGTTTAGTGCCTTTTGATATAGCACAATGTTAAGTTTTGCTTCCCATTCTTCTTGGCAAGTTGTTACTGGTGTACAATTTGCCTCATCAATAAAAACAGCAACGGCAGACTGTTCTTCATCAATATCGATAAAGGATGGTCTGCCGTTATACCAGTTAATTTCATTGGGTAAGGCTTGTTTTAAACATTCGAGAATTTCTTCTCGAATTTGGCTATGAATAATCATTTAAATACCTCACTTAATTGCTTAGTCAGTTCTTTTTGAATATCTTGTTGGTAATCCTTCAATTCATGAGAGAAAGCCTGTGTTAATGGTTGTGAAAGTGGAATTTTTACTACATCAATGCTGTAACGAGCTTTACCTTGACGCTGCATTAGGTGTGTTCGACCATTTTTTAGCGTTTGTTTAAATCCTCGTTTAATCGCATATTTACCTACTACAATGCCACCACGTCCGACCCACATTTTAGTAGAACGGTTTTCAAACAGGCGAATAGCTGGCATATTGGAACGAATAACCTTTATCCGTGCCTCCAGCCGTGTTTTTTCCGCAGGTTTGGTTAATTTGGCTCGGTTGCGAATGGTTTTGTGCGGTACGCCAATCTCTTTTGCTACCGTTTGTGTAGCTCCTTTCATCGCACGCCGAGCTAAAGTATTAAGCGACTTTTTAGCGGCTTGGGGGAGCTTTTGCTTGGTCAGTTTGGCGATATTGGCGGAAATCTCCGCCATTCCATCAATTTTTACGCTCATTACTACTCCAAACGAAGAATAAGCAGATTGTCTTGGTAGTAATATGATTTCACGAAGAACACTTTACCTTCTCGCACCGCTTCATCGCCTGTTCGTGGCTTGTAACCACTTGAACGATATAGCGTTAAAGTACGAGAGGTGCCATTGATTGCGGTATCTTCGTTAAAATGTAGCCCCTCAAACACTTTGGGGGCTTCATCGTAAACGGCAGGGTAAGGTTGCCCTTGGAACTGCCATTCACTCATCATCGTTGCCATAATGACTTGATCTGCTTGTTTCATTGCCTGTTCAAAAGGGCTACACATTGATTTTCACATCTACTTCATCAGAAGATGTGCCACTGTCTCGCCACGCAATACCTAGGCGTTTATTACCACCTGCCGTTAAGGTTGCCCCTTCGGTTTCAGACCAGTAGAGCACTGCACCTTGCTTGATGTCGTCCGCTTGTTTGGCTTTCACGTTGAACACACCTGTCGTTAAACCGACAACCGCATCATTTTTTGCAGCATCGGTAACAGCGATCGCAATAAGATCGCCGCTCACTAAAACATCCCCTGAAACAATTGCTTTTGCTGCGGTTAAGCGGACGGTATTACCATCCTGAATATAGTTTTTAGCCATAAGGTTTTCCTTTTTCAGATAATAAAAAACCGTACCTTATTGATTAAAGTACGGTCTATAAGTTATTTGCTAGTTACTGGTTTGTGACTTTCACAATACCACGATAATCAATCACATTTACGCCGGCATCAATGCGAACTTTTGTGGTAACACCATCTACCGAGAAGCCTTGTTGCTGTTCGATATACGGGCTATCTACACCATCAAGATAAGAAACTTCAATAGCTTCTTTGTTGATGAGATACCACGATTTCGCATCGGCAATCTGTAAACGTGGCGATTTAATCGGGCTAACAATATCACGGATTGGGTTAATGATACCGCTGTTGATGTCTGCTCCTTCGACACTTGATGAGCCTAAGATCTGCTTCGCTTTGGTATGTAGCGAGGTTGGGAGCAACATAAATTCTGGCTCAATCGCTAATGGTTCACCACGGCTGTTTACAAAACCATTCATCAATTGCACCGCTTTATCGATATGTTCAACGTCCAATTTTGCCCCTGTGAGGCTGTTTTTATGACTTGCGTCAAACAATTTTTTGCCATCTTGAGCAGTTGCATTACCTGTAATCAAGGCAAATACCAATTTTGCGATGGTTGCACGTGCCGCTTGCCCCATTTTTTGAGGAATGGTGGTCAAGAGGTGCATATCATCATTGATGATCGCCTGACGGGTAATGCTAAATAATTGCCCGTAGGTAGCGAGTGCGATAGATGCGCCTTCATCACCGAGTGTACCATAGGTGTATTCTTCACCCTCACCCACGGTTGGTAAGTAGCCAAATTCCCCTAAGCCAACACGTTTAGCCGGACGGAAGTCGGTTAAAATACCGCGTGAGGTAAATTGTTCGTAATTTTCGTTTGATACTTCCCAGCCTTTTAGCAAGGATTTATGTGCTACATCAATTAAGATTTGACCGAAATCAGAACTTGAGTGAGTAAAGGCTAGTCCGACCATTTGCATTGGTGTGTAGCCTGAAATACTGACACCACGATCAACTAACGACGCACGGGCTAATTCACGCAGGGTCATTGCGCTGTAAGCATTGTCTTTAGCATTGGCTTTGTCGGTATCTTGACCGGCACGAGCCATTAGGGATTGTTTCACGCTGTCACCGACAACATTGCCGTTACCAGCGTGAATATGATTTTGTGGTACGCTTGGGGTGGTATTTTCGCCCAGTTTGGCAAGGAGCTTGTCTTTTGCCTGATCTGCGGTCATTGATACATCTGCCAAGCAGTCCGCTAGTAAACCGTCAAACTGATTACCGAAAGCAGCAAAGGTGGCTTTGATCGTCGCATTGCGTTGTGCGAGTACCGCCATCACGTCCGGTTTTGCAATATTTTGTGAATTTTCACCCGCTTGTGGTGGGGTTTGTGGTTGTTCAGGTTTTCGATTTGCACCTGCATTGCCTTGTGGATTTAACAACATATTTTTGATTGTTTCAGGCATATTTGTATAGTCCTCTAGTTTTTTGGATTGGATACAAGCCATCGCCACAAGGGGATCGGCTAGTTTATCGGCGAAACCTTGCTCTACGCATTCTTTGCCTGTGAGCCAAGTTTCTACTTTTAGCATTTCTGCTAAATCTGATTCGGATTTACCTGTTTTGGCGACATACGCCATAATCAGCGTACTTTCGACTTTATCAAGCAAGTCCGCATATTTCCGCATATCATCGGCATCACCACCTTGAATGCCCCACGGCTTGTGGATCATCATCATTGCGTTTTCAGGCATAATGATTTCATTCCCAGCCATTGCAATCACGCTTGCCATAGATGCAGCAAGACCGTCGATATAGACGGTCTTGTTAGCAGGGTGATTTTTCAGTAAATTGTAGATAGCAATGCCATCAAATACATCGCCGCCGGGCGAATGGATATGCAGATTGATTTGTTTGAGATTGTTGCCAAGGGCTTTTAAGTCTTTGGCAAACTGTTGTGCGGTGACACCCCAGAAGCCTATTTCGTCATAAATAGAGATTTCGGCAGTATCGTTGGCTTTGGCTTGGATTTTGTACCAGTTCATTGATTATTCTCCATAAAAAAACCGACCATTTCTAGTCGGGTTCATTATTGTTTTCGCTCTGTTCTGCTTTCTGTTTGGGCAGTTCAGACATAATTTGCGTGTTAGTTAAATCGGTATCAAACTTCAAGCCCTCACGAGCATTCTCTTTGATCTCGACAATCCGTTGCCGTTTGACTTCGGCTGGGTTGTTGCCACTGGCTCGGATTGCTTGCCCTTCGGTAGCTAAACCGCCTTTAATCCGTTCTTTCCAAGCATTGGCTTCTTTGATTGGGTCAATCCACGGCATTACAGGACCTGAATAAACCGCATTAAATAGCGACTTTTCATCAATATCCGGCGGAATGTCGATTGCTTGTGAGGCAATTGCCATTTTCAACCATTCTCGGTAAATCGGGCGACTGATTGCGGCGACAAAGGCATCTTGTAATACGGCATAGCCTTCAAAACTTTCAACAAGTTCTTGCCGTTGTGCGGAGTAAGTGCCGTTGTAATCTCGGGCAATACTTGAATAGCTTGAACGAGTACCGGCGGCAGTCGCCCTAAGTTGCCCGTTGCGGAAGGTTTCCAAATTTACATTTGGGCGGTTTGAGTTGATTAAACCGACATCTTCGCCAGGTTTCAAGTCATCAATGACCGCTCCAGGAGCAATATCAAACAGGCGTTCACCATCATTATTGCTTTCATCATCATAAAGAGCTGCATCACCTTTTTTGATGTACATCGTCATCGCCGCAGCAATACGTGCCGCGACTCGTTCGCTTTCCTCATATTCTTTGAGATCCGCCAAGCGCACAATTACGCCGTGTAACATACTTACACCACGGATTTGATGTAACCGCTTGCGAAAAGCAAGGTGCAACATATTTTCCGCCGGTACGGTTTTGATTTTGCCGTACATTGCGGTACTTTCTTGTGGATTGTCTAAATAGACTTGGTAAGCGGTTGGTTTCCGCCACGCATTGAGAAATACGCCTTGCACCAAGCCATTTTTGGCTTCGTCCGTCTGCATTGGCACAAAATCCGGCTCTAAGGCTTCAAGCGAAAACGCCACTTGTGAGCCGTGTTCCAAACCTGCCACTTTGCCTTTCACTAGCTGAACAAAGACTTCGCCGTCTCGTAGCCACGTTCGCAGTAGCATTCGTTCAAGTAGGGGACGAGTATATAAGCCCGTCACATCAGGTTTCACCGACCATTCCGCCCACAGTTTGCGGATTTGCTCTGCCAGCTCTTCGTGAACATCACCTGTTAATGTCAGCGGTTGCGGTTCAATGTGAATGCCTTTTGAACCAATTACCCGCTCTTCCATTTTGTCCAAGATGCCGATCACAATGTCGTGATTTTGGTCTAAGGATCGAGCCTGTTCCCGTAGGCTCACCGCACTTTGGCGAATGGCGGTATTTGCACCTTTACCTTCTCGCTGAGCCTTGTGTGTTCGGCTCGGTAACGCTGCCTCATAAGCATTCAGCACATAGCGGTTTCGAGAGCGTTCTGCTGCCCATTTGGGGGAAAGGGTAGCTATCGTTTTTTCGAGTAGGTTCATCAAATAAACCTCGCATACTTAATTCGGTGCTGTTTGGTTCGTTGCCCACTTTGAGCGAGCCGTTCGTCCAACATTGTTTGATAGCGATCACGTTGTTTCGTTAATTCCACTACCTGATATGAAACAGACCGCCCATTAAAGCTTACTTGGCTTTGGGCAGTTTCGATTTTCTCATCAAGCATACGGATCTTTAGTTTGAGTTCGTCAATCGTGTAAATACTCATAACCAGCCTCCTGTTTTTCGTCCGCCTCCACTTAACCAACTGTTTTTCGCTTTAGTGGGGTTAGGATTCGATTTTGCCGTTTTTTCCTCGATTTCTACCGCTTGTTCGGTATGTATTGGGGTTTCTCTAATGATGTTAGGGTTGATGTCTGGCAGTTTTGCCCAAATCGGCACATCTTTTTCGTCACCCCACCTGATCCGTTCATAACCTCGCAAAATAGCAATGGCGTGAGCGTAGCAGAACAGGTCAAAGGCTTCATTGTTACCTTTGCCGGGTTTCCGCCATTTGCCGTCCGGTCCTCGCTCTTCGTAGGTCAGCTCATTGAAAAACCATTCGCCAAGCCAATCAGGAAAGTGAATGTAGTTCGCTCCCTCTGTATTTCGGGTAAGGGCGTTGTTAATGCGATCTTTGAGGTAGTCCGTTTGTAACAAGTACAGTGGCACATCGCCACGAGCCGACGAATGGCGGTCGCTTCGGGCAGTATTATCTGGATAAGTTTTGGTAATCAGCTTTTGCCGTTTGGTGCTGTCGCCCTTGACCAGATAAACCCGTTTCGCATAGCCGTCTCGGCGGCATTTCCGCCAAAATTTATAGGCATTGTCGGTTACACCATCCTCACCACCGCTATCCACCGCCATTGCAAGGATTGGCATAAAATGGTTGGCATTATGGGCCAGTGGGTAGCGTTTTTCTAACACATCGGAAACTAAAATTTGCCAGTTATCCGGATTGCGTGGGTCAATTTTTTCGAATACCCCGTCTTCATCGGGTAAGGTTTGCGAAATGTTGTAGCGATCAATCAGCCAACGTTCACCATTCTCGCCATATCCGACAATCTGCACTACAAATCGACGATTTTTACCACCTTGTACGTCCACCGCTGCAATTAAAAAACGGCATTGTGGCGGTATGGTTTTATTGTCTTTGTCCACATATTCACGGCGTTCCATCAACTCATCGGCTCGGCGTTGCTCTAATGCGGAGCGAGGCAGGTAGGGCAAGCCCCAGTCGGTATTTGTTACTACTTTGAGAGTTTCCTCGCTGCCAGTCATTTCATACTCGTGTTCGGCATTGAGCAGTTTGTAGGTGAGTTGCGACCAAGTTTGGTACGCTGCCGCAGGTCCTTCTAGCCAAAAGGAGGCAATACGGGATTTTCGACTTTCTCCGGTGATTTGACCGCTTGCATCGATTTTCTGTCCTTCTTTAAGCCAAACACCATTGATATTTAGCTCTCGTTTGAGTTCGGGAGCAATACGTGATTGACAGTGGGGGCATTGCAAACGAGCATTTTCGCTTGCTTTGACAAAATCATTTTCTTCACGGTAGCCAACCATATTTGCCATTGATGGTTCGAAGTATTCTGAGCAGCTCGGACATTGCCAGTAAAACCTACGACGGTCGCCACGGTTGTACAGACTTAAAATGCCTGTAGTCGGAGGTGCCTCGTGAGTGCTTTTCGGGATATGTTTGAGATCAACAATATCTTTACCGGGTGAGCTTTCAACCAATGTCATACCTGCACTCATAAAAGTGGTGGTACGCTTAGATGCAAGCGAGAACCCGTCTCCCTCACCGTCCACATCTTCCGGCCAGCGGTCGTAGTCGGTTAAAGCCACGAATTTGTAATCCGATGAGGACAACACATTGATAGACGGCCAACCGATTTTGAGCAAGTTACCAGCTCGGAAATACTTGTCGTGGACGTTGTTGTCATTTTTGCGTGGGCTTAACCGCTTAGCAATTTCGGGCGAGCAGCGGAAAGCTCGGTCTAATCTTTTACGGCTATGTTCGCTTGCTTTTTCTTGGGTGAGTTGCACCAATAGAAAATCAGACGGGTCGCAGATGATTGAATAAGTTATCCAACCGTCGATCAATCCGATAGTTTTACCGGTTCGAGCTGGCCCAACAAAGATCACCGCGTCGTACTCTCGGCTGTTGAGACAGTCCATCGGCTCAAGCATATAGGCTGCGGTATGCTTATCCCATCTGACCGAATTTCCACCACCTACCGGAACTCTCATATATTCGGCTACAGCTTCAGAGACTTTCATTCGGCGTGGGGCTTTGATGGCGTTCGCCATATCCTTCCGGATTTCTTTAGCACTAGCAAACATTATTCATCTTCTCCTTGTTCACTTGCTGCTTGCTGAATATGTAACGCCATTTGATCTCGCACGTCATCAATCACTTGTTGCACTCGAATGAGATCTTTAGGTTGTAATCCGCAATCTCGTTCTAAAATATCAGGTAATGTTTCAAGAGTTTGTACTACTGCTTTCGCCATTGCTCCCATTTCGAGAGCAACTTCGCTTGCGGGTATTAACTCACCCGTTTTCTCTTCATATTTAAGGCGTTCATTCTCCGCTTGCCAAAATGCTCGGCGATCGTTAGGACTTAAACTATCAACATCTGCCGACATTTTTTCAGATAGCCCGGCAAGCAATAAATCACGCAACAAATACAGCTTTAATTTGCTATTACTTCCCATTGCAGGAGTTAATCCTGCTACTCGTTGCGAAACAGTCTGACGATGTAATCCTGTCACTTCGGCGATCTGATTGATGTTTAATTTTAGTTCGTGTAAATTTTCCATTTTGCTAAAATCCTAAAAATCAAAACCACCTAAAAAATCAGAACATCGCCAAAAGATGATGATGCCTAGAAATCGAAAAAACTGCCGAAAACCGCGAGCCCCCAACCCCGTGGAAAGGGGAGTCCCCTCAGGAGTACCTTTTTACATTATTAAGATGTTTTCTCAGGTTTTGCTTAATACCGAAACAACATTTAAATAATGTAACATTTGATTTACACAAAAATAAAAAAGGAGTGCTTTACCGACACTCCCATAAATCCTAGCTGCTATTCGCAATGTTATTTCAAACCGCCTTTAACCTTCGCTACCCATTCTTTTATGCCCTCTATTTGACTAGCACACAAGTCACGCTCACCAGTAACTTTGATGAGATGTTCGATCACATCACCGTAAGTTACGCCTCTAAATTCTGTTCTCTCACACGTAACCAAATAGGTTTGTGGCGGATATAAATACTCAGTGCTTGTTTCCGTTCTGTTGGTACAACCGCTTAAGGCTATCGGCAATACCATTGGGCAAATTAGTTTTAGCACAACTATCTTTAGCCAGTATTGATTTAATCTCACTTTGTGCAATCTCCACTTTATTTCGTAGTTCATTTGCAATTCTATGGCTTTTTTCGACCGCTTGTCGCTCTTGCTCTAACGTGTCAGCAAGTCGTTGATTAGCAATTTGCTGCTGTTCAATGGTTTGGGCTTGAGTTTGGTTTTCGGCCCTTAAGCTATCTATCATCTGTGACTGGTTCCATAACCACATACCCAAGCCCAAAATCACAATAGCGAGTCCGCTAATAATTATTTGATTTACCCGACTAAGCATATTTACCTTCGTCAAATAAGCGTTTTTCACGTTTACGGCGATTTAATAAAATCGGGCGACCTCCCGCATTTTTCCAGACAAGGAATTGTGCGCTAGCTCCCTTATAATCACTACGATTAAGCAACTTGAGCAACGTCGAGCGACGGAAAGCTCCATTGCCAATATTAAATGCTAAACTGACTAATGCATCAAATTGATGTTGTGTTAAAGGCATAATGACGGACTCATTGATTACTTTCTCGAAGCGACGTAAATCGACTCTAAGAACCTCTCGAGACTGTTCTTTGGTGATGGTCATATTTTTAGTCACTGGCTTATTATCTACCCAGCCAGTATGCCCTACGCCAATAGTCCAAATACCTACACTATCTTGATAAGCAGTCAAACGTTCACCTTCCTCTTTAACAATGAACTGAATCCCTTTGTCGCTAATTCGCAT